AAAGAGAGAGATCGCGCAAGGCTGAGACGGCGGTAACATTGAGTTATCGCCAGGTGGCTTGTGGCTGAATCCGTCCTTAGGTTTAAGGTTGAAACCTTAGACGCCAACGCCAAAATTGCGCACCTGACTAAGAAGGTGCGCGGGCTTGAGGTTGCGGTAAAGAATGCTGGTGGTTCAACCCGAGCGGCAGGCACAGGATTTAAGGCTTTTGCCGGTGGAGCGCAGGCGGCGTCTGTTGGTGCGCGTGGATTAGGTGCGGCATTAGGTGCTGCACTTGGTCCCATCACGGCTGTTGTCGCGGCTGCCGCAAGCTTGGGACAAGTGTTTGGCGTTTTGCGCCAACAAGATTTTGCTGAGGCAAAGGTCAAATCTCTTGGCGTGAATAGCCAAGAACTCAAGGCACGATTGTCTGATGTCAGCCGAGAGTTGTCAGGACAAGCCAGCGTTGTTGATCTGACAAGTGCTGCCTATGACGTTGCATCGGCAGGTTTCACGAATGCAGCTGATGCGGCCAACATTTTGAAAGCCGCAAGCCAAGGTGCGACTGGCGGTTTTAGCGACATCAACACCGTTGGCGATGCCGCAACCTCCGTCTTGAATGCTTATGGACTGGAGGCAGATAAAGCCTCCAAGTTGGTCGATGGATTTATCCAAACGCAAAATGACGGCAAAATTGTTATCGGTGAATATGCGGCAAACATTGCCAAGGTCGCTCCAGTAGCTGCTGCTTTAGGCGTGCCGCTAGAAGAGGTAAACGCAGCAGTTGCTCAAATAACTGCAGGCGGTCAAGGCGCAGAGGTTACCTTTACTGCTCTTAAAACGGCTTTTGCCCAAGTTGCTGCGGGCAAGGTCGGGAAAGAGTTCAAAGCCTTTGGCGTAGAAATCAACGCCTCGACACTCAAGACTGACGGCTTGGCTGGCACGCTTGAAAAAATTAAGAAGTCAGGGGCAGATGCTGGCACGGTCATCAAGGCCTTCGGCACAGAGGCAGGCCCATCAATTCTTGCGCTTCTTAACGACACAGAGAAATTCAACAAGCTGCTAGAGAACCAAAAGAACGCACAAGGTGCAGCAGCAGAGGCGGCCTTCACCGCTTCCGACACGATTGATGGGCAATTAAAGAGGCTGACAACAGCCTTTCAAAATTTATTCAGCAACCAGTCTGAGTTTGGCATTCTTCTTAAGGAGACTTTTAAGGTCGCTGCTGTCACAGTTGAAGTTTTAGCGGTATCAATCAGCAATGTGCTGTCGCCGATCCGCGCCATCTTTGCTGCGGTGAACCAAGTAGGGCAAGCCATAAGTGAAGCACTAGGCATCGAGGGATTAAATGCGGCCTTTGAGCTGGAAAAAGGTTTTCAGTTTGTGCTTGGCGGAGCAAAACAGTTAGGTGATTTTGTCATCGGTGTTGGAGTGCGTATTGGTCAAGTCGTTGGCGGTCTCGCCAAATTGATTATCACTTCTGGCAAAGGCGCTCTTGACGCTGTAACAGGTTTCTTTAGATCTGCCTTAGAAAAAATTGTTGGATTTATTCAAGGTGCTTACAACTTAATACCTAAACCGATTCGCGACTTTTTAGAAGGTAAAGCTGCCGCTGTTACCTCTTTTGTCGGCGAAACGGTGGCTCTCGGCCAAGGCGTTACCCAAGGAGTTACGGGCGCACAGCCAGCAGCCGCGAATGCAATACAACAAACCAATCAAAAACTAGGAGGAGATCAGTCTAACGGCAAGAAAACATCTAAAAAAACAGACCTAGAAAAGCAGCAGGAGGCCGCCAAAAAACTGACGGCCAATTTAGAGCAACAAACGATTTTGGCTAAGGCGCTTACGAGTGAAGAGCGGGCAATGCTAAAGCTAAAAATCGATAAGGCAAATATAGACAAAGACTTCCCCTTGCTTTCGCAAGAGGAGCGAGATGCTTTGAAAGACAAGCTTGAAACACTGCATGCGCAAAAAAAGGTAACGCAAGACATCAAAGACATACAAGACGAAGCGGCTAAGAAGAAAAAAGAAGCAGACGATGCAGAGGCCGCACGAGTAAAAGAATTAAATGACTTTTATCAAAGCGTTGCTGACACAATACAGGCCGGAATTGTTGATGGCATTATGGGCGCTATCGACGGTACGAAGTCACTCAAGGAATCGCTTTCGGGTCTTCTCAAGTCTGTTGGCCGGATGTTCCTTAACCAAGCGATCGGCAGCATCATGCCGACGTTTGCTGAAGGTGGTTTCGTTTCAGGTGCCACCAATGCTGTCATCGGAGAAGCCGGGCCTGAATACGTCATACCTGAAAGCAAAATGCGCGAGAGCATGGCGCGTTATGCACGCGGCGCTCGCGGTAGTGCTGTTATCCCTGAGAACGGAGAAGGTGGAACTAACAGCGAAGGCGGCGGCGTTAGCGCCAGCACCCTTGACGTTCGCTTCAACGTGGAGCGCATCAACAGCGTGGATTACGTCACCGCATCTGAGTTTCAGGCTGGAATGCAGCAAGCTGCTGCACAAGGCGCACAACGTGGCCAGCAGGCTGCATTGAGGCGCTTGCAGCAATCTCCATCAACGCGTAGGAGGGTCGGGATTTGACAACGATCGCAGTTGGCAACTACCTCAAGCTAAATAACGCGAACCAAACGCTGGTTTACCGTTTTCAGAATTTCCATATCGGTCAGAACGCAAGTTTTGAAGGCGAGACCTACACGTTTGCGCCGTTTGGTTTCTCTGGTGTGAGCGTAAATCGCACGGGGGATAACACTGAAGCTACTCTGTTGTTTCCTAATAATCAGCTAACTCGCTCATGGGCAGTAGATGCGATTGACGAAGGCTGGATCGCAACTGTTTTTGTGATGAGCTTGGACCCGGACGACCGCACCACAGGAACCAAGATGCACCAGTATGTCGGGCAAGTGTCAGCGGGCAACTGGGACGAAAGCTCGTTGTCGTTAGATCTTGGAACGATTTTGGATAGCGTCGGGTCAGATGTCCCTGTTAGGCGTTTGACCCAATCTCTTATCGGCAATATCCCGGTTTCCAGTGGCGTGCGACTGCGTTGATTTAATTGGCTTGCCATATCGCCTGGGCTCTGACGGCTCTGATGGGCACATCGACTGCATCCATTTGGTGTATGAGGTCCAGCGACGATGTGGAATCACGATGCCACCGTTTGATCCTGACTGGTACACAGCATCTCCAGCAAAAATCTGCAGAGACCTCCTGCGTTGGGGGGATCGAGTTGCAGAGCCTCAGTATGATGGCGACATGCTTCTGCTAGAGGGGAGATCGTGGGTTTTCGCGGTGGCATGGGACAAGGGGATTCTCTACATCAACAATCCTCTGGCATTCGTAAGTTGGGCACCGGCGTCCGTATTTACGAACTACCACTGCTTCCGTATGAAAGGCAGTTAATCGAAACGCTTGGTTGCACTGAGCAAGAGTATCGACGGTTTGCATATCTTGCGGCAAAACGCGGTGCGTTGCGTCCGGCTGAATATGCCCATATTCCTCACATTGTTAATGAGCCAGTAAGCAGCACTGCGTTTTTAACGCAGCTTGCAATCGGTTTAGTGCTAACTGCAGGTGCAGCTTTGCTTGCTCCTAAGCCAAAGCAACCCACTGAAATTGAAAAAGTAAAGACCGCCAGTCGGATTGGTCAGACTGAATTTAGCCCGACGTTTGGCTTTGACACGCAAGCCACGTTGGCTGATTATGCCAGCCCAATTCCCATCATCTTTGGTCGTTATATTAACGGCACTGGTGGAATTGTTGCATCTCCAAAGCTTGTGTGGTCGCGGGCGTTTTCGCTTGGCTTTCAACAAATGGTTAAGCAACTATTCGTCGTGGGCGAGCAGGGAAAAATTGGCTCAACTACTGGTATTGCGGTGCCCGATTTAAATGGCATTTTTCTTGGCAATGCAGCATTAGACGCAATTTACGAGCACGAATTTGCGTTTTATTGGAAGAAAAATAGTGTTGGATTTACCAGAGTAAAGGCGACCAACCTTGCGTATGGAACGCGAGGCACAAGTTCTTCAGGGGACACCGAAAACAATAACGACATTTTTCAGTGTCCCACAAGAGCCGCTGATATTGATGAAGGTTTTTGCTCTACGCATTCGCCAAATGCACAAACGCAGTTTGGTGTTTATTCAGCTATTGCAAATGGAACAAACTATCGCGTTAATTGGAGAATAGTTTCTATACCTGAGCTTGATAACGCTGAGGACGATCCAAGAGAAGGCTTGATTACAGAGCGCATAAAAATTGCAGGTGACTATGGCTTAAAAGACGTTGATGTCATTCGGTCTCAGGGACAACGTGGTGTTGGCCGAAACTACGGTCGCAATATGGGCGTGGTTTCCCTTAATGGCGTTGGCGTTAGTGATTCGGTATCAAGCCCTAGTCCAACTGAGGTAAGAGAAGTAAGTGTTGGAGACACAATTGTGTTTTCTATCGTCCCTGAGATTTTGCCTTCGGATACTTACCAAAGGCAAAACAGGTTAATTGTAAAGGTTGACGATATTAACTCTGCAACTAAAAGCTTTCGCCGCGCTGCTGACGATCAATTGCAGGTTGGTGAAACCATAATGATTGGCAGCACGGTTTGGGTCGTGCAGTCAAGATCTATTGATCGTTGGAGGTCAGATGAAGAATCTGATGGCAACAAAACATCAGGCCAACGGCAGAACATTACATTGAAATGCGTTGAGGTGTTTGGTAATGGCGATCAAGCCTCTATTGGGTTAATTAGCGAAAGAATGTTGCACCGCAACATTTATAACGATGACAACGGACAAACCAATGCCAACGACGGCAAGGGGATGTCTGGAGGTATAGGTTTTTACCCTCTCACCAAAGTAAGTTTCGGAGTGGTGCGGAATACACGAGCTTGCGATGTTACTGAAATTGGGTTGAAATCACAGGTCTGGAACAAGTTAAATGGCATCTGTAATTTTGCCGAAATCCCTTCTGGCCGCGACTTAATTGAAGCGGAAGCAGACCAAATTTCTTACGAGACTGGTACGCAGTCTGCTTTTATCCCTCGATCGTCATTGTTTACCCTGTTTATCAGGCTCGCTGGCACGGACGAAAATGGCACAGAGTTTAACTGGCATTCAATTGGAGAGCATTTTTGTGTAACCGGTGAAACGCCGCAAGACGTTTATAACACTATACGAATCAAACATCCAGACCGAAGACAATTTGAGTTCAAGTTTGTGCCACGCACTGGTGCGTATGTTGCCAGAAGTGTGCCCGCCAATGAAGAGGTTATTAGGCTGAATCATAAGACGGGCCAAAGGGTGACTCGTTCTTTCACATTGCCTATTTCGAGCAGAGATTTTGTGATATCAGCTATTGGCGAAGAAGTAGCTGTCGGCGAGCTTCGCGTCAATGAAGAAATGGCTACCGCGCCGGGTATTACTAGCGTTACGCCGACATCTACTTTTGTCCCTAAAGAGATCGCTCTTGCTACCTACTTGCCGACAAGAGGTGCCCCTAGGTCTAGGGTGACAAACGTTGAATTTTCGTCGTGGTTGCCTTCAGGCGTAAGCAGAGGCAGAAAGCCCTCAACGCTGAATCAAATTTTTGGGCGTCTGCCACGATTTATTGGCGATAGAGGGCAAAACACTCTTGAGCGTGATGTGGGCAATAACCGCAGAATAAAAATTAGGTTTTTCGGTTTTTGCGAATCGCACTTTCCGAATGACCACGATTTGTATCCGGGTCAATTTGCGTGGCAACTGGAGCGATTAGAGGTCGTATCAAGCAGCGATGGTTTTGTTCCAGAAGCGGTTTTTAATTTTGAAATTGCATTTAGCAACAACTCTGCCGCAAATACTGTTGGATTGACTTCTGGCGGCATGGTCCTCAGGGTTACCGGAACCGAGAACGAGGGCCGTTTTGGTGGCAGGCAATCTGGTTATGAGCACGAAGTTTTTGGCGATGCTGATAGGCAAAACTTGGGCGAGACAGAAAAAAAGACATTTACCATTACTAAAGGCAACAAGACAATCGGCATTAAATTAAAAGGAACAGTAGTGCGACGTGATAACGAAACTGGGGATTATTTTGGCGAAGACAACGCATGGCAAGAGGTTACTTACAGCGTTGAGTCACTTCTCACGGATGGCAATTGGGAGCTAGGCGAGACTTTTGACCATGTTATTGACATTGGCACTCGCAACCAGAACCCATATGTTGATGACAGCACTACATTCGTTGGCGCGAGATATAAAATCACAAGGCTTGTAGAGTCAAAAAACCCCCCTGGTTTTAACAGCGAGCGATTGTTTGAGGGGACAACGCAAATTGCGGATTTAAGTGCTTATGGCGACCTAGTGCAGAGGTCGAATGACTCTGCACCTGAGCACGAGATTTTGTTTTGCAATGAGTCTGTAGAAAACGAGTCAGTGCCTCAATATGACGGCTTGACCTTGGCCGGGTTGGCGTTGAAGTCTGGAAGAAACTTCCGGAGTCTTGATCAACTTCGTGTTTGGCTAGCCGACGGCATTGAAGTGACTCGTTTGTCAGACGGAGGCCACGGCCCTAGTAATAAGTTTACTGATCTTGTGAACTACTTACTGACAGACAAGGTCGCTGGAGCGGGCAACACGGTTTCATCTCAACTCATAAACACTGCTGACCTTGAGTCAACAGGAAAGTTTCTAGAGTCAAACAAGCTGTTCTTTAATGGGGCGATTAGCCAGCCTGTAAATCTTCGCCAATTTGTTAGCGACACGGCTCCTTTCTTCTTGTGCAATTTTGTTATCAGCGATGGCAAGTTCAGCCTGTTGCCTGCATTGCCTGTAGACACTAACGGAAACATTACTGAGCAGCCAATAAAAATTGATGCTCTATTTACTCAGGGCAACATCATTGAGGACACATATGCTATCGAATACTTGTCGGCAGAAGAGCGAAAAGATTTTCAGGCTGTCATGCGTTATCGCCAAGAGCGACGCAACCAGCTGTCAGAGGAGAAAACTCTTGTCGTGCGCCGAAGTTCACCTGGCTCGGCAGATCATCCAATAGAATCGTTTGACCTGACGCAGTTCTGCACTAGCCGCGAGCACGCGTTTTTAGTAGCAAAGTATTTCTTGACTCTGCGCAATCGCGTCACTCACACGGTCAAGTTTAGAACCAATCCTTTCGGCATTTCTCTTGCTCCTGGCTCATTCATTCGCGTGGTAACTGAAGCAAGTCCGTATCAAGCGGCTAACAATGGCTCAATTGCAGCAGATGGCACGGTCACCTCTGCAACGGAGCTTGCAGACGGGACTTACTCGATCGTGTTCTACCAGGCTTTAGACGATCAGGTGACCGAAGGGACCATGACAATTGCTGGGGGCAAGGTCGTTGAACCGGCATTGCATGGCTCGTTGTTCTCAATCACAAGCAGCTCAATTTCGAGCAATACCTACATGGTTGAGCAACTGACGCTGGGTGAGGATGGCATGGTTGATGTGGTGGCAACTGAATTCCCAACCACAAGCTCCTATAACAGCCTTATGGCTACTGACGTTCTGAGCACTTCTGGCTACATCACTGAGGGCTGACCATGGCATTTCCAACTCTTGTCCCTACCAGTCGCCAGTTTGATGCCGGTGACTTTCCTGTTAAGACCTACAAAGCGCAGTCAGGCGCGGAAGTTCGTGTGCTTTATGGCAGTGACCGTACCAACATGACCTTGAGCTTGAGCTTCGCCAACGTCACGGACGCTAATGCCCAACTTTTTCTCGATCACTATGACGAGACCAAGGGCACGTTCAACACTTTTGATCTGCCAACCGAAGCGGTGCAGGGTTGGAGCGGTACTACGGCGACCTTTCAGACGATTGGCGACAACAAGTGGCGATATGCCTCTGCGCCGTCAATTGCCAATGTGCGCCCTGGGACTAGCACTGTTACAGTCAATCTGATTGGTGTGCTCTGATGGCAA